GGGAACAACTCCACCAACACATTTTCACCTTTGGTGAGAAGCGTTTGTTTGGTGGAGATTATGGCAAGTATGATCAAAAACTACCATCTCAACTTTTATTGGCGTCCATACGCATATTGATTGATTGTGCACGCGTGTGCAATTACAGTGCTGAGGACATTAAAGTCATGGAAGCTATGGCTGGTGATTTGGTTTATGCAGTCATCGCTTTTAACGGCGACTTGATTGGTTTGACTGAAGGTACGCACATTAGTGGGAACACACTGACTGTCATTTTGAATGGCATTTCGGGTAGTCTCAACTTGCGTGCGTATTTCTATCATGCTAATCCGAGTCCCTATGCTTCCAGGCTGAAGTTTAGGGACTACGTGAATTTGGTTACATATGGTGACGACAATATTGGATCTGTTAGTCCCAAAATTACCAATTTCACGATTAGGGGGGCTTCCGAATTTCTTGCTACGTACGGGCAGGTCTACACTATGCCCGACAAAGAGAGTGAACTTTTGGATTTCCTCCCACCCGACGAATTTGAATTTTTGAAGCGCAAGAGTGTCTACCACCCCAGGCTGGGTGTGCATTTAGGTGCACTAGTAGACAAATCATGCGTGAAGATGTTGCATTGTTTTTTACGCAACAAAAAGTCACCTTTATCGGAAGAGCTTGCTTGTGCTATCAATATCATGACAGCTGAGAGAGAATGGTTCAACCATGGACCAGAAGTTCATGAGTTGCGTCAGAAACAGTTGATTGAGATAGCCACACGAGCTGGCATACTACATCTATGTCCTGGACTGGGCTTAGGGTATGCTGAATGTTGTCAACTCTGGAAATTGAAGTATGTCGAGGGCTACGATCCCTTTGACAAAGTCCATTCAGTTTCTAATTCACTGGGCCTTTGGTAACCCATTAAAATATCAAGAGCAGTTTACAATCTGCTTGTGGAACGCACCAAAATGTATGTGTATATATGGATACCACAATTTTCGAATATTTGTAGATATTGGTTCGATATTGTAGGCTTTGTACATAAGACTTAGCACTATTTAGTGGGGTTTTGTCAACCAAAATAATATCACCGCACAGATTTTTAATTCACGATCTGATGTTGTAAATAATTGAATTACTAAATGTAAATGTAACGAAAACAATACTAACGAATGGTCAACTGAAGTTGAGAGACAGACCTCCGCTGGAAGCGGTACTTCAGACCTATCGACTTTTACAGTCGATATGACGGAACCCCCTGACCGGGATTCGTTGAGTGCTATGTACATTTTGTCCATGATGCGCCATTGTGACAGGCTTTTGAACACACCTATTGGTGAGTTCTGTGATCATTTCAAAGAGGATTTTGAGGCACAATCTGGGAATGAGTTCGACAGCTTGACTGTCGAGTCTATTTCTCAGTTTGTCTCTGAAACTATTGATGATCTCAATGTTTGCTTGATGCAGGAACCCATTGGTGAATTCGAGCCGCAATCTGGTATGACACCGGATTGTAATATGGCAATGAGTTCTGATGGTACTTTTCAGAATGTTGGCTTCATGGATAAAGATAGTGGATATTCTTGCGACGTTGTTAGTGAGATGGATCCAACACGCATGTTGCAAGATTCCAACGATGCTGATTTGGGTGATTTCTTTAGTCGACCTATCAAAATTGCAGATATCTTGTATCAACCTGG